TCCTCTCCTAATATTCTAACATCAATATTGTACATTGTCAAGATATCTTCTAGGTCTTGTTCTGTACCATACGGAATGATCTCGTCTACATAACTTACTGCTTTGAGTTGTGTATAACGCTCTACAACAGTTTGTATAGGAGCGTTCTTCTCTGCACGATCAACGCTAGGATCTACCTGCAATCCACAAATTAAATAATCGCATTGTTCTTTTGCTTCACGCAACATTTGTATATGTCCTGCGTGTAGTAAATCAAATGTACTGCAAGTAAATCCTACTTTCATTCCATCATCTCCTTTAGTTCCCTTAACTTTTCAATAACTTCTTCGATAGTATTTAGGTCCTGTTCGTTCTCTGTATCAATTTCTATTTCTAATTTAATTTTCATACTACTAGTTTCTCCACTAGACTCATAGCTACGGCTGTGCCACTAATAGCACTGCCTATCATAATTGCTCTATCACTCCATTGCATGCCAACATAAATCCAGGCAATACTACTAAAAATATATGCAAATTGTCCGTATTGTGTAAGTCCTGCAGATATAGTAAACACTCCCACAACAGCAAGTACTGTTGCTAGCCACTTAACATACCAGTCAACAGTGCCAGTTGGAGTTGTAGGCTTTACATCATCATAGTCGTTTTGTAAGTTGCTTAACTCCTGCTGAAGACGTTTCTTTTCTTTAGATAGTTCCATTGCAAGCATTGCTGCTTTACTCATAGTACTATTTTCTTTATAGTCGTCTTTTATCTGCTGTTCTTCTATATCTGTCATCTTACTCACCAAAGTCAAACAAACTTGTAAATGTGTTATGACGCTTAGTATCTTCCAACGGATAGTTAAGCACACCAATTAAGTTGTCCAACTTATTATCAATAATAGTTTCTGCCATTGCTGAGTCATCAAACGGAAGTTCTTTGAACCAGTCTGGTAAACGCATCTGGTCCGTTGGATACGCAACACTTGTGTATCCTAGTGGATTCTGCTTTAGTTTACAAACAATAACTTTCATGCCGTCAACAATTTCTTCAGAGTACTTGTCTCCGTTCATACGTTTTAGTGTATTCCAGTTGATGCTTGCCCGTACATGCCCAGGCATGTTTGCTTTTCCTTGTTTTTCTTCTAAGCGTCTGTAGTGTCCAACTTTGTTTGCACGTTTGGGAGATCCTTTCTCCCAACCAGGACGCTCTGAGAACTCTTTTCGAAATACAGTAATACGTTCAAGTACATCATCACGCGGTTTATCTGTAAGTACCATAAGTAATAATTCACTTAGAAACTCTTGCATAAACACAGGTGTATCTGACCTACGCAAGTCTAAGCCCATTGCTTTTACTTTGCCCGGCTTACCATCTGTGTCTGTTCTAAAGCCTTCGTTGTCTACAACCAATGCCGCATAGCGTTTCTTTGTAATATACAATCCGCTTTCTGCAACAATTTCTCGACCGGCTGCGATAACGTCTGATCGGCTCTTCGGGCAATGATGTGCCTTTGCCATCATATCTGCAAACGTGCCGTCTACTGCATCTGCTACTTGGTCATACAATGCAATAGCATTTTCAGTACTCCAAGGAACCTTACCGGACTCTACATCTGCTTTCAAAGTCGGCCATGCACTAAAGTACACAGAGTCAGTATCACCGTATATAACAGCATCACCTGTATGATCATATGTACCTGTAATTACTTTGTTTGCTTCTGCACTCATATGCTTAACAATAGTACGTCCTGTTAGCGTTGTACTTTGTCCGATACGTTTGTCAAAAAATCTACAACCAGGGTTAAGAATCGCACCATACAAACTGTTCAAGTTAATCTTCTTAACTAGCTGTCGTTTATCCCAGTATTCAATCTCTGCGGCATTGCCTGCGTCTTTTGCTTTTTTAAGCATCTTCTGCAAATCTTTACGTTCACTATACCAACGCTTTAAGATACCTGGAATAACACCTTCAAACTCTGTAGTAAAGATTGTGCCGTTTGCACTAATCATCCAAGGTTGATTGCTATCAAAAATTACTTTGTATATCTCAGCACCGCTTAATACGTCACTACCACCTGACTCCCAGTCGATAGTCAGTGCAATATCTTTGCGTTGCTCCATTACAGCTTCGTATTCTTCTGTAGCAAAGCGACCTTCCCAACTACCTGCAAAAGACTTCTTCTTTAGTGTCATATCTTCATGTACACGAGCATCTGAAATCTCAGGACGTATCTGGCCGATAACAGTTTCTGGAGCCATATTTAATGCACGAATTACTGATGGATATAGTGAATTCAAATCCATTGATGCAATCCACTTGTGCAAGCCTTTCTTAGGAAACGCAACGTATGCACCGGCTGCTTGTGTATTCTCATCGTCACGCTTTGCTCTGTTGGGAACTTGTAAGCCCCTGTGCCACGCCTCATTAACAATTGCTTGCTCAGTAACAGCAACAGCGCCCATTGTTGTTTGTAGAAGCACTGTGTTAGCGTGTGCAAGCTCATTTGACAAGTCAATAAAGCGAAGCTTCTTGTCCAACTTGTCAAGTAGTGCAGTATCCTGAATGTTATATTCAATAAACTTACGGAAGTCGTTATTATAAAGTGCATCAAGTGTTCCTTCATACGGAACTTTGTTCTCACCTACTTCAATCTCACCAATAGCATCCAGTCGATATGTATGACGTTCTTCATAGGTATACTTACGATACAAGTTCAAACTATCCAAGTGTACACGACCAACTAGGTCAAACGTTTCACTTTCCTTACCAAACTTTTCGTACATGCGTTTCTTAGGCAACTGGCCCCACAAGCAGAATCTACGTGTGTCATCTTTGCTTAGTACACGAGCTACTCTGTTTACAGTATACGGAATATCATATCCTTCACTGTTCCAGCCACTTAAAATGTCACTGTCTTCGATAAGTGTCAAGAACGTATCTAGCATGTCTGCTTCTTTTTCAAACAGCATTACGTTGTCAATGCCTTCTAGTTCTTTTTCAGCTTGCTCCATTGTAAGTGTCTTAGGCGGTACTGCTAAACATACCATTGTGTCAAGCCACTGTAAATACACACTTACACTAGTAATGCCCATAAACGGATCACTTGGATCAGCAAAGCCACGCTCTGGATCAAAGTCTGTCTCAATATCAAAAAACGCAATGTTTAGTTTAGGAGCATCTTGATTAAGATAGTTTTCACTTAAACATTGGAAGATAGGATTAATGTCGCTTTCAAACAGTTCTTTGTCTCTGTTGATTGCTACTTCTTTGCGGAAGTCTTTTGTGTTCTTACATACAATACGGCTCAGCGGATCGCCGTACACGCTTTTGTACTTACCTCGCTGGTCTTTGTAATAGAATGTATATTTTACTGGGTATTCGCGATAAGTTCTCTTACCGTCTTTACGTTCGACTGCACGAATCATATCTTGATCGCGGTCAAACATTGCATCTACGTAACTCATTTATTCTCCTTTGTTGCTTATGGCCAACTTAACCTTTAACCTGCTCGTAAGTGAGCGAATCTGTGTATTATATATTATAGCACGAATAGTTGTATTAGAGCAAGACAATTCATTACTACAAACCAACTACATAGTACAATAACAAATGCAGCTTGTCTAATTACTGCACTAATTACACCTAATAAACTTCCTATCAAATACATAGGAACAAATATCTTAGTTGCAGGATCTAAAATAGTAAATGTTAAAACAGCACTTGCACTAATTAACAGTACTGCTTCTATCATTTCACAGTAGAAAGCCACAGGACTTGTCGTATAACTGTTCTTAAAAAATGTTGTTATTTTTGTGATCATAATATATTCTCTTTAATAATCTTGCTAATTTTTTTGTGATATCTTGCCCGTTTAAATGCCTGATACCCTTCTACTAGTCTTGTTGGCACAACTGGATTTTTTCTATGATATTTAAATGCTGATATATGATCTAACACATCTTTATGTTCTTTTGTAAATACGCCAGTATCGAACCTAACAAGTTTAACCTTTTCATCTGTATTAAACTTTAAATACATAATTGCATCGTTAGTATTCATTGCAATACGTCTAGATCCTTCTCGTAGTTTAAATGCCGGCTTTACAACTCTAAACCAACTACTAATATCAAACGTTGCACTTAATCCCATACAATGTTCAGTAAACGTATTCTGTTCATAGTAAGGCGGAAGTTGTGTCATTAATAGTGGTTCTTCGCTGAAGAACAAATAGGTAGGTTGTGCTAACTGTATAACTTTATCAGGACCAAATGGCCCGATATAATGTTGTAAAAATCCATCTTCAAATGGATACTTGCTATTAATAGCATCAAATCCTTCATTAAATGTAACATCAATATCAATTGGGGAATTTATCTTAAAAGTATTTTTACCTTCATCGACAATTGCTGGACACATACTAGCTTGCGGACCAAAAAATTCTTTAGGGTTAAGGCCTTTTAAGATACTTATTGGATCAGAATAGCGTAGTTCACTTATATTTACGCTCTCCTCTTCGGCCGGAAGTGTACCCCAATAAACAGTCTTCATCTACTTGTCAACGCCAACTGTTGCAACTAGTGTTTCAAGATCATCATACGCATCTGCAACTTTGTCCCAATCACGTTTTAGTGCAATCTTAATTGCTTTGTTAATTAGTGCAGGCTTAATGTCAAGTTCTTCTGCTACTGCTTTAACTGTATCTTTAAGACCACCTTGTAAGTCTTCAATTTCTTGCATTACAGTTACGCCTTCTTGAACAAGACGCTCAAGTTTTGCTTTTTCTTCAGCACCATAGGTACGGTCGCTCATAGGTATCTCCTTGTTGAGTTAAATTGTTAAGTTAATTATACTGGATTTTTAGGGTTTTGTCAAGTGTTTTAATTACTTTTTATCGTTTAATTTACGATAAAGCATATCTTTGATAGATTCAACACTTTCTTTCTTTGCAGTTTTTGCTGCATCTTTCCAAGCTTGTGCAGTAGGAGCCTTAGAATGTCCTTGCTTGCGGCTTGTTCCGGCTTTTTTACGTTTGTTTACGTTGTGATATAAGCCTTTGCTTTCTTCGTTATTTAGAGTAAGCTCTTTACGCCTTTTATCGATATGTGATTGTGTATCTTTGTCCATACCATCAGAAGATTTACGAATTTTGCGTTCTAAGTCGTCTAAATCTTTATGGTGACGTTTGTTTTTATCGCTTTTGGTTTCTTCTTCAACTGCTTCGTCTATTGTAGACATAAAGTTATCAAACTGTTTTTTCTTTTTAGGATCGGCACTAATTTTTTGTAGTTGTGCAGTGTGTTGTTTAAGAAACTCTTTCCAGTCATTAGTTGCAGCTGGATATTTTGTTTTTGTTACTTTATCTGCCGGTTTTTGTTTGTTGTCTTTCTTGCCGCCTGGACCAAATCCTGCTGCTTTTGCAATATCATCTTTGCCTAAGCCGATAGCAGACGTGCTATTATAATTATTCCAGCCACGTTTAGCATCATCTTTCCAGTCTTCATTAAGAGTAACTCCTGCTAATGCAGCAAAGTCACTTAGACTATAATCACCTTCAACTGGCATAGTACCTTGTTGTACTTCAACACTTTCTTGCACTAAAGATTCAGTAATAGGCGCACTTTCTTGCGTATTGCCAACCGATTCAGTTAGTTTACGTAAGTCTTCGGCTCTGTCACTTGGATCTAAGTCAAATAGTTTTTGTTGTAGTGCAGCAAAGTCCATTATTATTTTCCTAGTTTAGCTGATAGTTTAGCTTGAAGTGTTTCTTTATAGCCTTTTTTAGCTTTTGATGCATGTACTGCTTTGCGTTGTGCATCGTTCTTATACTTGCCTTCTGCGACAGCATTACAGTTACAATGTTTACAAGTTGGCGGACATTTGCAATCTTCTCTCTTAACATCAGCGCCACAACATTTGTCTGAACAATGTGTGTCTTTTGCTTCGCCTACTATCATTGGTTCTTCACCCATTGGACTCTCTTCATAGTCCATATGATGATATACGCTACCAATCATGTCTGCTGATTTAGTAATCTTAGATTGTACCCAACCTTCTAAGCCTTCTGCTTCGCTTACACCTTTTAGCATGTCGTGTAGTTTGATTGCATACTTTGCTAATTTGTATAGTTCAGCACGGGCCATTTGTACTTCATGGTCTCTTTCAGCATTATCTGCTAATTCGCCTAAACCTTCACTAATTTCTTTATCTCTCATTGAGTACTCCAATACGTATTATGTAGTATTTATGTTTTTTTCTTACTGCGCTTCTTTTTCTTCTTTATAGATCCTGATCGTGTCAATGTACCCGGCCCACCGTTAGCAAAGCCATTACCACCACCCATACTACTTGCAATACTACCTGCTGATGTCATTTCTGTTGTTTCGTCTACTTGTGAATCGTCTCCAGGCTTATCAGCATCTTGTGTTTTGTATCCTGCTTTTTTAAGACCTTTCTTAAGATGTTCCTTTTCTTTCTTGCCGCCAAACGGAACAATCATTACATCAGGTTCGTCTCTGTTGTCAGTCTTTTTAGCAGTTGACAAGTTAGAAATACTTTTGCCTACACGTATAAAGTCATATGCAGTATCTGACTTCGATAAAAATGTGTTTTTTGGATTTGGTATTGCTTCGCCTTCGCTCACAATATCTTTAATTTTCATTGTATTTTCCTATCGTCTAATATATCTTTAATTACTGTTGTGCCTCTGTTAGTAAAGAAGCGTGGTGCTACAGCATGTATTAATAGTAGTGGCACAAGTAACTGTA